GAACAAGCCCTGGCCAGCCGCCTGCGCGAAGAAGTTGTTCCCGGTGGCGGCGGCGGAGCACCCAATAATGGACCAGGTACCACCGGTGCTGCTCCTGGACAAACTATCCAACAAGCACCACAACCAGGACAAACACCGACAGCGCCGACAGCAACTGCTCAAGATCCTAAACTAACTGCTGCATTGGAAAAACAAAAATCTAATCAGACGCTGACAAACGCTGAGAAAGCACTAATAGCTGGTGCTGCAATGGCCATGGCCGAAAGTCGTTTGCGTAGAGAGTATCGCATATTGAAAGAATCTGAGATTCAACAGGCTCAAGTGGTATTGGCTGCACAAGACCTAGTGGACAAGATGCAAGACATGGTAGAAGAAGTCAGTGAATTGCAATTCAAAGACTTGCCTGCCTTGGTTGAAAGCATCAAGAATCAAGTTGGCGTGGACCAAGCCATGCAATTCAACACTGACGCCACTGGCGCATTGGCTGGCTTGCTGCAAAATCTACAAGGCGCCAAACAACAACTGGAAGCCGCGCTGGGTGTAGTAACAGGCACAGGCGGTCCAGACATGAGCGCCATTGCCAATGCTGGCGCTGCTGCTGGAGACCTAGGAGCTGCTGCTGGTGATATGGGCGCTGCTGCTGGTGACTTAGGATTGGACGCACCACCTCCGGGTGAAGGTGATCTCGAAGCTGCTGCTGAACCTCCAGCTGGAGCAGCGTTAGGTCGAGCACGTAGATAATGCGTATATTTGAAGTTGACGACTCTGCATCGGCAACTCCAAGTCCAAATCAATTGATGGGACTGGTTTCCTTTTTGGCTGGCCGGTCAAATGACACCAGTGCTCAAAAAGAGATAAGTCAGGATGCATTCGTAAGTTTGGCGCAAAGTTTGAACATTAATGTGAACAGACAAAATCTTGGTGACTTGATTGCACAACCGCCGCTGAGCAACATGCTAGAACCACTAGATCCCAACTCTGGTGTGATCACATTCAAAGGCGGTGAGGAAACTGATCCTGCCATGCCAGTGAATCGCGCACAAGACATAGTGGCAGCAGCGGCCAAATCGGCCATGAACAAAAAACGCGTCGGTTAGTCAGAAGGATTGCTCTTTGTGAGTAAATACCTTATAATATAACATAAGGAAACACAATGGCCTACTCAGACAAAGTAATTGATCACTACGAGCATCCACGCAATGTGGGCAGCTTTGCCAAAGACGATGACAGCGTCGGAACTGGTATGGTGGGCGCACCCGCTTGTGGTGATGTGATGAAATTGCAAATAAAGGTAGTAGATGGAATCATCCAAGACGCCAAGTTTAAAACGTATGGTTGCGGCTCAGCGATTGCGTCAAGTTCGCTTGTTACTGAATGGGTCAAAGGACGCACACTTGAGCAGGCGGCAGCGATCAAAAATAGCGAAATTGCTTCTGAGCTTGCCCTCCCTCCAGTTAAGATTCATTGTTCAATACTTGCAGAAGATGCGATCAAAGCGGCAGTAGCAGATTATCGTAGTAGGCATGATCTCGTTCACTGAAACAGCTGATAAAAAAGTCCAACGACTATTGGAGAAACGCGGCGGAATTGGTATAAAATTGGGCGTGAAAACCACTGGTTGCTCAGGACTTGCTTATGTGTTAGAATATATAGATGCTTATCCACCAGATCTTGACAGCGTGATCAACTATGCACAATCAAAATTTGCTGTGATAGTAGACAAAAAACACGAAGTATACCTTGACGGCATGACTATAGATTATGTACGTCAAGGGCTCAACGAGGGATTCGAATTCCGCAATCCCAATGAACGCGATCGCTGTGGTTGCGGAGAAAGTTTTAGAGTTTAACTTGTACAATCCAAAATTTAACTATCAACCCATACCCCGAGTCACAATAGAAGGCAAACGATTCTATGCCACACCAGATGGCAACAATCTACCATCTGTAACCACCATCCTTGACAAGACCAAAAGTGAAGCCAGCAAGGCAGCACTACACAATTGGCGCCGTGCTGTGGGTGCAGAAAAAGCACAGCAAATCACTACAGAAGCTGCCAATCGTGGCACACGTATGCACACGTATCTTGAAGATTACGTCAAAACAGGTGCCATAAAAGAACGTGGCTCAAATCCATTCAGTTGGTCAAGCCACGAAATGGCCAAGACTGTGATCGCTGAAGGATTGAAAAATGTGAATGAATTTTGGGGCATTGAAGTTCCGCTGTATTTTCCACAGATTTACGCAGGCACAACTGACGGTGCTGGTATACATCTAAATGAAGAGTCCATCCTGGATTACAAGCAGACCAACAAGCCTAAAAAGCGTGAATGGATTGACGATTATTTTGTGCAACTATGCGCCTATGCAGAAGCACACAACGAACTACATGGTACAAAAATACGCAAGGGCGTAATCTTGATGTGTGTCAAGCCCGATCTTGATGCTGATCATAATCTCGTCAGCCGGCCACAATATCAAGAATTTGTGTTAGAAGGCGCAGAATACGATCGATACTGTGATCAGTGGTGGCGCAAAGTAGAAGAATACTACACCCGACACATATAGTTGCCCCGGCCCTTCCGGGCTAAATATGTGATACCTCAAGGAATCACATCGTGGCAATTGTACAAATTTCAAGAATTACCCAACGAAAAGGTCTAACTATAGACCTACCACAACCGCTGGCCGGTGCAGAATTTGGCTGGGCCACCGATGAACGCCGATTGTTTATTGGAAATGGTACCATTGAAGACGGCGCTCCTGTTGTTGGAAATACCGAAGTACTAACAGAATTTTCTGACATACTGGCTTTTACCACAGCCTACACTTATGAAGGTGCCGCTGCTGGATACACAGTACAAACTGGAGTTAGTGCCAGCTCACCAGTATCGCAGAGCATTCAAGAACGGCTTGACAGCTATGCAGTGGTCACTGATTTTGGCGCCATGGGCGACGGAGTAACTGATGATACCGCTGCTATCAATCGTGCGCTTTATCAATTGTATTGCCGTGAATCTAACACAGCCATTCGCCGCAGTTTATTTTTCCCAGCTGGCACATACATTGTGACTGATACCGTTGCCATTCCGCCTTATGCATTGTTATATGGTGAAGGGTCAAACTCTAGCATTATTAAATTTTCTGTGCTGCCGTGGACCAGTTCAGTTTCGTACCCTTCGGGAGTATTGGTCAGCAACTCGGGTAGTTTTTATCGAGCAAACTTTGATATACCAGTGGGTACCAGTATTGGCAGCACAACCACTGGCGGACAATATTATTGGGGCGATATCAATACTGGTGCTGCAACAACATTACCTACCTGTGGTGCCAGCACTGCCGACAGTCTGCAACAAACAGGTGTTAGTGTAGGCTCCAATGGTGCTACAACACCACAATATATTGCCATACGAGATATGTCGTTTGTTACTGATCAAGCAAATGATCCGTTCCTTTGGCAAAACGCACAACAGTGTTCGGCCACCGGAGTCACATTTTCAGGTGCAGGAACTACTAGTACTCTGACTGGTACCACTGCCAATACTCATGCAGTAAATTATGCAGGTACTTCTCCAGTTTGTAAAAATATCATTATGGATACTTGCAAATTTACTGGTTGTACATATGGCACAAATACCAGTGCAACTGTTCAAGGTATCACATACAGCAACAGCACATTTGATACACTGTATCAAGGATTGTATTTTAGCACCAATGCCACAGGTGTGCGTGTGGTACAAAATACATTTGACAACATCTATGTAGAAGGTGTTGTGTTTAGTGCTTGCTCGTTGAATGCCAGTGCATACAATACTTTTTACGATGTAGGAAATCATTTTTCAGGTATTGGGTCTCCAGCTAGCAATATAATTTTAATTTCTGGTGATAACAACATAAGCGTGGGTGACATGTTCACTCGCACTACTGCTAACAGTACAGTGTATGCTCGTATCGCATTGAGCAATACCAACAGTACTGCCATGAGTATGAACAATCGTGGCATCACTTACTATATTAGCAATGCAGCCAGCAACAGTATTGCTAATCAACTGGCACAAGGAACATGGGCTAGAGATAATGGTATCAATGATACGTTGACCAACAACAGTTCAGGAACATTGTTCATAGTTGATACCAGTATCATGAAATCATTTTGTGTGGATTATACCATCACAAGAGATATTTTTGCCAGAAATGGTCGTCTTACTGTGGTTTATGGTTCAGGCGGCGGATTTGGCTACACAGATGATTATATAGAAAATGGCATCACTGGTATAACATTGGCCGCAGCAGAAGCCTCAGCCGGTGGAAATATTACTCTGAGTTACACTTCAACCAACTCGGGATATGCAGGCAACATCAAATATAGTGTGACACATTTAAATTGATGTGGTTTTCAAACTTTGCACAGAGGCTTGAAAGCTGGCAAAAACTCAGGCACACTGTTCAATCTTGGCCTGCACTGGCAGCAGCTGAAGCGGTTAACCAATGGTGGTTTCGCGCGCCCTGGTCAGCATATCATCTGCACTGGGATGATCAACTGAGCTGGCCTGATCCATGGCAATTATTGAGCGATAATATGTATTGTCCGGTTGCTCGCGGACTAGGAATACTGTATACTATAGCTATGATAGATCACCCAGAATTGCAAGATGCAGTATTGACCGACACAGGAACTGATAATTTAGTCCTGATTGCCAATGAGAAATATATATTGAATTGGGACCAGTCTCGAGTGTTAAATATTGATCCAGGACCATATCAGGTCCGACACAGCTTGACTCAACAACAAGTACAACAACAAACAAGGTAGCGATGAAAATTACAACAGTACAAAAGCGTGATGGCACGCGAGAGCCATTGGCATTGGAAAAATGGCAGGCACAAATAGCCAAAGTATGTGCAGGTATAGCAGATGTTAGTCAAAGCATGGTGGAGATCAAAGCCCAAATGCATTTTTATGATGGCATAAGCACACGAGAAATTGACGGTGTCACACTCCGAGCCATTGTGGACCTGATAGATGTAGAATCAAACCCTGATGTAGGGCATACTAACTATCAATATGTGGCAGGTAAACAACGACTCAGCATGTTGCGTAAAGATGTTTACGGAAAATATGAGGTACCTCACTTGTATGAGATTGTGAAAAAGAATGTCACAACCGGACTCTACACTCCAGAACTACTAGAATGGTACACGGAAGATGACTGGAATCGTATGAATGATCTGATTGATCATTCTAAAGATGAAACTCTTAGCTATGCTGCTATTGAACAGCTGATTGAAAAGTATCTGGTAAAGAATCGCAGCACCAAGGAAACATATGAAACTCCACAAATTCGATATATGGTTGCGGCCGCTACTGTATTTCACAAAGAAGAACCGAACAGCGCGAGAATGCGCTACATCAAAGAATACTACAATGCTGCCAGTGATGGTCTTTTTACATTGGCTACCCCTGTGTTGGCTGGCCTGGGAACTCCAACCAAGCAATTTAGTAGTTGTGTGCTTATTCGTAGTGACGATGATTTGGACAGTATTTTTGCTTCGGGAGAGATGATGGCAAAATATGCTAGCAAACGTGCTGGCATCGGATTAGAAATTGGTAGACTGCGCCCATTGGGTAGTCCCATTCGTGGCGGCGAAATCATGCATACTGGTATGATACCTTTCTTGAAAAAGTGGTTTGGTGATCTGCGTAGTTGCTCACAAGGAGGTATTCGCAATGCTAGTGCTACTGTGTTTTATCCTATTTGGCATCATCAGTTTGATGATCTCATCGTACTTAAAAATAACCAAGGTACAGAAGAGACCCGCGTTCGACACATGGACTATGGAGTGGTCCTTTCCGCCTTCTTCTGGAGACGTTTCAAGAACAAAGAAAATATAACATTCTTTGACCCAAACGAAGTGCCCGACTTGTATGAAGCATTTTATAAAAATACTGCACTGTTTGAAGAACTATATGTTAAATACGAAAAGCAGAAAGGCCTACGTAAAAAGACAATGGCTGCTGAGGAAGTTTTCAAAAGTGGTATTCTCAAAGAACGAACAGACACTGGACGTATCTATCTAGTGTTCATTGACAATGTGATGGATCAAGGACCATTTGATCCTGAGTATCACACCATTTACCAGAGTAACTTATGCTGTGAAATACTTTTACCAACAAAATCATTCAAGAGACTTGACGATGCAGAAGGACGCATTGCACTGTGTACACTGGGAAGCGTCAATTGGGGAGCATTCCGTAACCCAGAAGATATGCGGCGCGCTAGCAGGATTCTACATAGGAGTCTTAACAATATATTGGATTACCAAGACTTTCTCTCCATTCAGTCTAAACTAAGCAACGACGAAATCCGCCCCTTAGGCATTGGCGTAACCAATCTTGCTTATTGGCATGCCAAGCGTGGATTAAAGTATGGCGAAAAAGATGCGCTGGCGGAAGTTAAAACTTGGATGGAACACTTGTCATTCTATCTCACAGAAGCCTCAGTAGAACTTGCACAAGAACGTGGTGCTTGTGTGGGCAGCGAACACACACGCTATGGTCAAGGAGTGTTTCCTTGGGAATTACGTGCCACGGGTGTGAACGAACTGACAAACTTTGATCCTGAATTGGATTGGGAAACACTACGCACCAACATGAAAAAACATGGTGTACGTAATGCTACCCAAATGGCCATTGCACCGGTAGAATCCAGCAGCGTGGTCATCAACAGTACTAATGGTATTGAGATGCCCATGAGTCTGATCAGTGTGAAAGAATCCAAAGCAGGCAGTCTAACACAAGTGGTTCCTGAATATCACAAGCTAAAGAACCGATATCAATTGATGTGGGAACAAAAAGACTGTGACGGTTACTTAAAAACCGCAGCAGTACTAGCAGCCTATGTTGACCAAAGCATCAGCACAAATACTTTTTATAACCCAGCACACTTTGCAGATCGTAAAGTACCAATCACATTGATTGCAAAAAATTTGATGCAAGCACATGCCTGGGGTCTTAAAACTTTCTACTACAGTTTGATCAACAAACAAGGTAGTAAATCTCCCGACGAGATAGCACCCACTATGTTAGAACCAATTGATTTTGATAGTGAAGAAGATTGCGAGGCATGCAAATTATGAGTCAAGCACAATACAATTTAACAACCAAAACAGACTATCTCAATCGCAAAATGTTTTTGGACCCAGCAGGTCCAGTGACCATTCAACGGTTTGAAGAAGTAAAATATTCCAAGATTGCCAAATTTGAAGAAACAGCAAGAGGCTTCTTTTGGCAACCAGAAGAAATTTCTTTGTCAAAGGATGCAACAGATTTTAAAGATGCGTCAGACGCCGTTAAACATATCTTCACCAGTAACCTGCTGAGACAAACTGCATTGGATAGTTTGCAAGGCCGCGGACCAACACAGGTATTCATGCCTGTTATTAGTTTGCCTGAGCTAGAAGCACTAGTCTACAACTGGACATTCTTTGAAACAAATATCCACAGCAAAAGCTATAGTCATATTATCCGTAACATCTACAATGTGCCAAAAGATGTATTCAACACCATACATGACACACAAGAAATTATTGATATGGCGTCAAGTGTGGGCAACTATTATGAAAAATTACACCAATTAAATTGTTTCAAAGAGATCAGTCCAGGAACTGTGTCAGAAGAAAGTCATATCAAAGCCATTTGGATGGCACTGCATGCCAGCTATGCTTTGGAAGCATTCCGCTTTATGGTATCATTTGCCACCAGTTTGGCCATGGTTGAAAACAAGATCTTCATTGGTAATGGTAACATCATCAGCTTGATTCTTCAAGATGAACTGTTACACAAAGGCTGGACAGCATACATCATCAATCAGGTGATCAAAGAAGACAGCCGTTTTGCAGCAATCAAACAAGAGTGCGAAGCCGAAGTTTATCAACTGTATGTGGATGTGATCCGCGAAGAAAAAGCCTGGGCAGATTACTTGTTCAACAAAGGCCCAGTAATTGGATTGAATGCAGCCGTACTCAAAGACTTTGTAGACTACACCGCGGTGTCAGCATTGAAAGAAATTGGTATCAAATATCAAAGCAGTGCGCCCAAGAGCACACCTATTCCGTGGTTCAACAAACATGTGGATACCAGCAAAAAACAAACTGCACTGCAAGAGAACGAATCAACTAACTATGTTATCGGAGTCATGAGTGACAGCATTGACTACGATCAATTACCTAACCTTTAAGGAACACCATAAAAGCATTTGTGCTTAAATGGAGTTGATATGTATTATCTAAGAACACCACTATTAGATGTCCCGCAGCATTTGCTGGACAAAATTGTCAACGCTATAGAAGACAAAAATTTAATCCCAACCAACATGCAAGAATATTCAGAATTCTATTCTTTAGAAGGATTTTCTTTTGATGCTAACTTGCACAATGAAATTATGAATCACAGCAATTACTGTGACTTTTTTTCACTGGTTCCTGATGAACCTAAGTTGACATTGGTTATTGCAAAATCTAAAAACAATTTTCCTATTCATTCGGACAATTTAAAAAGATCGAGTCTAACTTGTTGCATAAAAGGAAATTACGAATTATCATGGTATGTGCCAGATGCAGAACTCAGCAAGAGAGTTATAATCAAAGCTGGGGAACCGCCTTTATATAGTAATGTGCTTAACCCCAATACTCACAAATTGTATATTGATAACAAGATAATAAAGAAAGACAGCGTGATGTTGAATTCATGTGAATCAATATTGTTCAATCACAATACTTACCATACTGTCTGCGGTAAAGATATTGATATAACGTTGATACAATTTGGTTTCTTAAATATTACACAGCAAGAGCTTGAAAATATCTACAACAAATGGAAATTAGAAAAGGAAAATAAATGAAAGCAATAGTATGGTCCAAAGACCAATGCCCTTACTGCGATCAGGCCAAAGCACTGTTGAAATCGCGCAACATTGAATTTGAAGAACGCAACGTGAGCCAAGATTGGACACGTGAACAACTATTAGAAGCAGTACCAAATGCTCGCACCGTACCACAGATCTTCCTAGGCGAAGAACTAGTGGGAGGGTTCAATGAACTCAGAAAACGTCTTACCACAGAAAGTTTATAATGAAATTATCCGTCAGTACAGGTCAAGTTTATACCTTTAAATTAAACTCAGGAGAAGAATTAATTGCCAAAGTATCAGACATATCATCAGACGATTGGATCAGCATTGAGCATCCGGTCAGTGTGGCTCCAGGCCCTCAAGGAATGGGACTTGTACCCAGTTTGTTCACTGCTGATCCTGACGAAAAACTACGGCTAAATACTGCCAGTGTGAGTCTCTATGCACTTACTGATGACCCAGTCAAAATGAAGTACATTGAAGCAACCACAGGTATCAAAGTACCAGATAAAAAAATCATACTAGGATAAAATGCCAGCAGTACAACGTGTAGGAGATAGTGATACCGGTGGTGGAGTAGTCACCAGCGGATTCAGTTCTGTGCGAGTTAATAATCGTGTTGTGTCGGTAGATGGCAGCCCAGTCAGTCCGCATAGTTCAAAACCTGTACATGTTCCAGTAACCACCAGTGGTGTTGCTAGTGTCAGGGCCGGCGGAATACCAATCAATGTGACTGGTAATCCAGACACCTGCGGACATGCTAGAACCGGCGGCAGTGAAAATGTAAGGATTGGTTAAAATGGCCACCAGCATTTTAACCCCATTACAGCTCACAGCCGCAGCTGCCTTGCTAAACAATCAAGGACTAAAAGCATTGCCCACAGCATTGGCCTCTGCAATATCACAATACAATTCGTTTACAATAATTGCAGCAATCACCGG